ATGCTGGAACAAATGGGCATTGCCGCGAAGCAAGCCTCGTATAAATTAGCGCAACTCTCCAGCCGCGAAAAAAATCGCGTGCTGGAAAAAATCGCCGATGAACTGGAAGCACAAAGCGAAATCATCCTCAACGCTAACGCCCAGGATGTTGCTGACGCGCGAGCCAATGGCCTTAGCGAAGCGATGCTTGACCGTCTGGCACTGACGCCCGCACGGCTGAAAGGCATTGCCGACGATGTACGTCAGGTGTGCAACCTCGCCGATCCGGTGGGGCAGGTAATCGATGGCGGCGTACTGGACAGCGGCCTGCGTCTTGAGCGTCGTCGCGTACCGCTGGGGGTTATTGGCGTGATTTATGAAGCGCGCCCGAACGTGACGGTTGATGTCGCTTCGCTGTGCCTGAAAACCGGTAATGCGGTGATCCTGCGCGGTGGCAAAGAAACGTGTCGCACTAACGCTGCAACGGTGGCGGTGATTCAGGACGCCCTGAAATCCTGCGGCTTACCGGCGGGTGCCGTGCAGGCGATTGATAATCCTGACCGTGCGCTGGTCAGTGAAATGCTGCGTATGGATAAATACATCGACATGCTGATCCCGCGTGGTGGCGCTGGTTTGCATAAACTGTGCCGCGAACAGTCGACGATCCCGGTGATCACAGGTGGTATAGGCGTATGCCATATTTACGTTGATGAAAGTGCAGAGATCGCTGAAGCATTAAAAGTGATCGTCAACGCCAAAACTCAGCGTCCGAGCACATGTAATACGGTAGAAACGTTGCTGGTGAATAAAAACATCGCCGATAGCTTCCTGCCCGTATTAAGCAAACAAATGGCGGAAAGCGGCGTGACATTACACGCAGATGCAGCTGCGCTGACACAGTTGCAGGCAGGCCCCGCGAAGGTGGTGGCGGTTAAAGCCGAAGAGTATGACGATGAGTTTCTGTCATTAGATTTGAACGTCAAAATCGTCAGCGATCTTGACGATGCCATCGCCCATATTCGTGAACACGGCACGCAACACTCCGATGCGATCCTGACCCGCGATATGCGCAACGCCCAGCGTTTTGTTAACGAAGTGGATTCGTCCGCTGTTTACGTTAACGCCTCTACGCGTTTTACCGACGGCGGCCAGTTTGGACTGGGTGCGGAAGTGGCGGTAAGCACACAAAAACTGCACGCACGTGGCCCAATGGGGCTGGAAGCACTGACCACTTACAAGTGGATCGGCATTGGTGATTACACCATTCGTGCGTAAATAAAACCGGGTGATGCAAAAGTAGCCATTTGATTCACAAGGCCATTGACGCATCGCCCGGTTAGTTTTAACCTTGTCCACCGTGATTCACGTTCGTGAACATGTCCTTTCAGGGCCGATATAGCTCAGTTGGTAGAGCAGCGCATTCGTAATGCGAAGGTCGTAGGTTCGACTCCTATTATCGGCACCATTTAAATCAATAAGTTACACATCATTAGTACCTTCCTTATTTTTTGACTGGGACAAATTTGGGACCGATGGGTTCAGGATCGAGTCTATTTGCCGTGCGTGTTCGGTAAGGTGATTAGGTGCAAGGTGAGCATATCGACGAACCATTTCGATAGACTCCCAGCCTCCCATTTCCTGTAACACTGACAACGGGACTCCGGCTTGAACCAGCCAGCTTGCCCAGGTGTGTCTCAAGTCGTGAAATCTGAAATCATCAATACCAGCCCGTCTCAGCGCCGCTTTCCAGGCTGTGTTTGCGTCATACCGCATCTTCCTGACCGTTGGCGCTTTCGTTCCGTCTGGTTTGGTACAGCTTTCCTTGTACACAAATACCCAACGGTGATGATTCCCGATTTGTTTTTTCAATACGCGACATGCAGTATCATTCAGCGCAACGCCAATTGCGCGGTTTGATTTACTCTCTTCCGGGTTTATCCATGCCACCCGGCGCTGCATGTCTATTTGTTGCCATTCAAGGTTGATGATGTTCGAGCGTCTTAAGCCTGTTGCCAGTGCAAATTCAACAACAGACTTTAATGGCTCCGGACATTCATCAATCAGCCTTTGTGCTTCATGGGGCTCCAGCCAGCGGATCCGTTTATTCTTTGGTTGAGGCACTTTAATAATTGGTGCCTTATCCAGCATTTTCCATTCACGCTCTGCGGCTCTTAGTAGGGCCTTTATAAATGAAAGATGCGTAGCCTTCGTTGCAACGGACGCTGGTTTTGGCGTGTATTCTGGAACAGGTTTCCCTTTTTTTCTGCATGCTTCTGCCCTGAGTTTCCAGTTTTCCTCATGACGCCGGTTCGTCATTTTCTGCATTGCTGAATAAATTTTTGATTCAGTAATGTCTCTTAGTTGCATTCCTGCGAAATGTTGAAGCCAGAATCCGATCCGGCTTTTGTCATCGTCCAGTGATTTTTTATGTGCTTTCTCTTCAAGCCACCTGACACACGCTTCCTCGAACGTTATATCAGGTATTTCACCAAGTTTGCTGACCCGCCATGCTTCAGCCTTTAGCTTGTCATGGAGTTCTGTCGCCTGCCTTTTGTCCTTTGTTCCAAGAGACTGTTTAAATCTTTTACCGTTCGGCAATGTGAAACTGGCGTACCATATTTCACCTCTGCGGAAGAGTGACATTTTCTTTCCTCTGTTATGCCATCACCCGCGCTCACCTGGACAGTATGCAGCGGAGACTGAAGAGCCGCAATGCAGGCTTGTCGTGTTGTGAGGTAAGGAGATTTATTCTTAGTGGGATCTTTGCGTGTTGCCTGAAGACGCCCTGTGCGTATCCAGTTAATGGCAGTCGGTCTGGATATCTTGAGAAAATGACAGGCCTCATCGAGTGTGAGGCTGTATGGCTCCATTATTTCACCTCTTGCTGTGACATTGTTGAAAAATGGATACCAGCTCGTTGCTGCCAGACGATCCAACCGAGAGTCATATCCCATGCCATGTATTCGTTATCGCCGTTTTTTGCTCTCCGACGATCGACTGTTTTACCGAAACGCTTTTCCATAAATAATTCATAGGCTGCGCGTTCATCTGGCTCAACTTCCAGAGATGCCAGTGCAATCCGTGCCAGTTCTAAATCATTTTCAAGCTCAGCGCGAATCTCAGCGAATGCACTCTGTGTTAAGGCGAACTCAATGCTCTGCACTTTATTCCGTGCGCGCTCAAGCAGTGCATGGTAGTTAATTTCGGTTGTCATACCCCTACCTCTTTGAATTCCAATTCCAATTGATCACCCCAGATTTCACATGACTCTGAACACGAGCCGGTATCGAATCGCCTGGCCTGTACCATCGCCTGATACAAATTTCTGTAGTCGCTGTTGGCAGACATTCTGGCAATTCCGTCAAGCGTCAGGTGACCACGGTACATAATGTCTTTACCTGTTCTGCGATGACCATCCCTGACGTGTTTGCCTGTAACCAGCTCATTAAAAACTCGCATCAGACCTGGTTCGTCTTTACATGCAAGCCCCAGCTTTTGCGTTGACTTTTTGATGCAGAAAACACAGTTCCCGAGATGCTCCGGGATTTGCAAATCAAAAGGTTGTTTTCGCCACCACCGGATAACATCCGACTTATCAAAATCTGACAGCTCGGCAAGATACCGGACGCCCGATTTCGGTTTCAGCCTACGGGGTTCGTCTGCACGAATACCCAGCCATGTGATGTAATTACCTCGCCCGAAATGGTTATCGCAGTATTTCGTGAAAGGGATGAGTTTTAGCCTATCAGTACAGAACGCGCCGCCGATGTATGGCGTGCCGTACTTTTTAACCATGTCCATAAACGGTTTAAGCACCGGCATTCGTGTCTGAATATCCTTTGGCTCCCATTCTGTATAACCATTTGGCTGCCCAAGCTCAGGATTTATATCGACCTGTAACACAGTTAGTGGTATGTCCCAGAACTTCACAACCTCCCGGATAAAGCGGTATGTCAGCGGATGTTCGCAACCGGTATCCATAAAGATGTAGCAGACGTTATTGCCAGCCTTTCTTTGTTCTTCCATCAGGTGAACAAGATATGCGGATGTTCTCCCGCCAGAAAAACTAACTACATGAGTTATGCACATTTGCGTAATTCCGATAACTCGTTGAAGCGTTCCATAAACATCCCGTAGGCATGGCCCGGTGCCAGTGGAATAACTTTGAACATCTCTGTTGCCGGGATACCTTCCAGTACAGGCCATAAAGAGCCATCATCAAGCCCGAGATCACGGCGTTCGGTTGCCAGCATGATTAGATCGGCATATTTCACAGGCGTGCTCATAACCGGGGGCAACTCGTATTTCTCACGGATTACTGCATCTATTTTTTCTTCCATCCGTTTATAGTCAGGAAGAAGGCGTTTCAGTGGCGCCGGGATGTCCTGGCAATACGCTTCTGTTGCATCATGCATTAACGCTTCAAAAGCAAATTCCTGCGGTACCAGTTGGCTGCAAAGCACCGCATGTTGGGCAACGCTGTAGAAATGTGAAAGATGCCCTGCAAAGCGACAGATATTTGAAAGAGAAACCGCGATATCGTTAATAACGATGTCGTCTTTATTTATCCTGTCATAATAAAAATGCTTCCCGGAAAAAGTTTTAATAAATGACATTTTGTTCTCCACGTATATGCGCTGCACCGCGCTGAATTCTGGTAAAAGGAAGCCCTCACCATCCGGCGATTATTGAGTCAATTACGTTTCCATAAATGCCCCCGCAGGGGCATTTGCAGTAATGAAATCAGGCGGTGAAAGTACCAATAAAGGTTTCTACTTTGCTGTCCTTGAATTTCTCAACAAGCAGATCACGAAATTCGTTAGCCATTTCTTCCTGCACTGCTTCCAGCTGAATAATGCGCAGAACCAGTACAGGACGATCGCCAGTGATAATGCTGAGGCGTAATTTAAACGGACGTTCTTTCAGGCCTTCAAACGGAACGCATTTAAATTCAAATGCCACAGGCATAATATCTTTGGTCTTCGCTTCGACAGACTCCATCAGGGAGCGTTTGCCGCTGAAGTCATTGTCTTCAAAATCAGCGGTCTGGTTTGCTTCAATCGTGATTTTACGGACTGCCGCAGCCGCTTTTGTTGCCTGAATGGCATCACCATTAGCATCAAAGCCCACAAGGTAGTCGGCCCAGTCTTCGATCCATTCTGCCAGTGACTTCTGGGAGTTACGCTCGCCGTTAACAGACAACAGGGCAGAGAACGGTGCTGTCTTTTTCAGTTTGAGAGTGGCGGTGTTATCTGCGTGACCTGGTTCATCAATAGTACCCAGGTTAAGTACACTGACGGCACGCATATTATCAGCATCGATAAAGCAGCGGGTGCCTTCATCTGCAAGATCTTTAGAATAACGGGTAAAGTCATCGATGCTGGCAGTGGAAAGCGCACCACGGAAACGGAAGCGATTTAAATTAAATTTTTCCAGATCATGAATGCGGAAATTCTCAGGCAATGCCACAGCATCGGCACCAATCTTACTGATAATTTCATTAACACCCTGAGCAGAAATAAGGGCATGGATTTGATTAATTGCGGTTGCGTCTAAGTTCTGAGACATAATAAGTCCTCACTATATAAAGATATTCAGTGATGAGATAAATAATCAGTTAATTAAGAACGATATTAATGACCTGCTGCGCGTAATTTTCCGTCAGGCTCACCGGCAAGAGTCAGTAATTGTCCCTGGTCTTCCTGCAGAATAGTCAGGCGACCACCGCGATTGACATACATCGGCGTTTCGGTGGTGTCTTCTTCGGAAATTTTCCCGCGGTTAACAGTGGTGTGGACTGGCAGCCTGTTGCTGCAGGGTTTAAAGGTTTACTACCTCATGGAAAGAAAACACGCCAACAATGCGATGATGATGAAGGAATCATGATTGACAGCTGTGTTGCGCGAATGCGGAAATATAAGCCAGAAGAATATGAACTGATCATTGCTCACTTTGTTATCGGTATTTCACTCCGTTCAATAGCAAAGAAACGGAAATGCTCTGACGGGTCAATCAGAAAACAACTTCAAGCAGCAATAGGAGTGATTGAAGGTATTTTGTTGATTATTAAGCCCCTGTAGGGCTTAATAATTCATATGAATTCTGTTTCCGAGATAATATAATCCAAAGAAAGTTGATACTAAGAGTTGCCAAACGAGGAAAGTAAATACAACAGTATAAACCATTAAAACAAAACTGTTTTGATAGACATTGATTAATGGTGAAAATATAGCATTAAGTATTATTATAACAATGCTTAATGCTGTTAAAAAAGAGAATAGCATGCAAAGAAATAATCGTCTGGTCAGAACCTCCTCTGAATTTACTACTTTTCCATTTTCTTTTGTTACTTTTATTTCAATAGAGGCATTTCTTTCATTGCTAATCAATGGTAAATCAATCTCAGCTCTATTGAAAGTTGCTATGGCGGCCAGAGCGGCAATATAAAACCCTGGTAGGTTAGAGATAAATGAAACGATTGATTTAATGAAACCATTGTCATCAAATAAATCTTTGACAGGGATTTTTAATAGAATGAAAAGTACTGCTGTGATAGAAGTAAGTAGAATTGGCGCTACCCAATCATATGCAGCTTTGCCGCTAATACCTTTAATAAAAAGATATCCAAACGGCTTGCCTAGATGAGAGAAAACTGAAAGTATTGGCATAATAACCTCACATCAAATCTATCATTTTCACAACAAACTCTAGCTCAATTTTAACATATGAATCCTTCAGGCGCGAATTAAAGTTATCGATAATGCTTTTCTTAATAAATGTTTTTTCTAAATTATTAAGATTGATGTTTGAGGTTTTGAAATCAACCTGCCTTGGTTTATTTGTTTCAGGATCTTGGAATTTAACCTTTAATTTATCATAACCACCATTCATTTTTTTATTGAAATGAGATGCTACATTTTTAATCCATCCAATAACATTGTCACCATGATTTGGAAGTAATTTTAATGTACTTTCAGTCGGAATGTAAGGTGAGTTAACATCAGGAGCATTAATTGTTCCGAATTGATCCTTGACTAATATGACATCTGATAATCCTTTTTGGCTTATTTTATTAAAAAGCTCCTTGTCTAACATTCCTGTAAATTCAAATATTGGTTTGTATCGTATTTTTACTTCTTTTTTTGATGTTGCAGAAATAACGTTAGTTGGATGTTTTGCGGTAAATAAGTCTTCATTGTCTTTCGCCACTTCAAAGAGAATTTTGTCTAAAAAACTATTTAACCGGGCCGTAGATACACCTGGGGTAGATGTACAAATCATATCATAGGTTCTTTTATTTCCATTTAATGATATGACAACATAGGTAGAAACTTCATAGCCTTCACCTTGTTCATATTTTGGTTGGATTTCAACGCGTTCATTAGTATTTATATTTTTTACAACGGTAGTACTTCCATTTTTATCAACACTATTAATAAGAAGGACAATATGCGTGGGTGAGTTATCTGGAAGTAAAGGATAAAGTTGTACATCTTGGAGAGTAACTACAATATTCCCAGAATCATATGAATGAACGAGTCCCTTTTGTTTAACAATCAATGGGGCAAGCATGTACATTTCCGGAACAGGACATATACACTGGGCTTTTACCTCTTGTGTTGCCTTGGTTCTAAACTTTGTGTCAATGGTCAGACTATGATGAGTAACGAGTCTTTCGCTAGCATTTAATTTTGCCATGAAATCATCCGATTATGATTTTTCGATTTATTTGTTAATCTTACAAAAACGCTAACGCGTACGCAAAAATTATTGTATCGTGTTAAGAGTGGTTACTTCGCCACACAGCTTAAACCCGCCGTCGAGCGGGTTTTGTCGTTTCTGGGGCTGGGGATTCGTTGGTCCTGGTCTATTCCGCAGTTATCCATTGGTTCGGCTTCTTTGACGTTTCCGCTTCTAATTTGCTGTACATGATGTTCCCTCAATTTGCACCTGCTGTATCAGCGAGGTGAGAGATAACTACAAATGCCTCATAACCCAAATACCTGGCTGGAGTTGTTCCAGAGCTGGTGGCGTGGAGACACACCGCTGGGCGCAGTGATTATGTCGATCGTTATGGCTGGCTTGCGCATTGCCTATTTTGGCGGTGGTGGTGGCTGGAAACGAAAAACGCTCGAGATTTTGCTCTGTGGTGCTCTGACGCTGACTTTTGCATCCGCTCTTGAGTATGTCGGATGGCCTAAATCTCTTTCTGTTGCCATTGGTGGCGGTGTTGGGCTGATTGGTGTCGATGCAATTCGTGGGGCTGCAATGCGAGTAATCGGTAACAAATTTGGTAGCTCGAAGGAGTAATTTATGCAGGCACTAAATTCCCAGCGTAAAGCTTTCTTGGATATGGTTGCATGGTCAGAAGGAACGGATAACGGGCGACAACCGACACGTAACCACGGTTATGATGTCATTGTCGGTGGTGAACTGTTTACTGATTACTCCGATCATCCTCGCAAACTTGTCACGCTAAACCCGAAACTCAAATCAACAGCAGCCGGACGTTACCAGCTTCTTTCCCGTTGGTGGGATGCCTACCGCAAGCAGCTAGGGCTGAAAGACTTCTCTCCCAGAAGCCAGGACTCCGTGGCATTACAGCAGATTAAAGAGCGTGGCGCTTTACCGATGATTGATCGCGGTGATATCCGTCAGGCAATCGACCGTTGCAGCAATATCTGGGCTTCACTGCCGGGCGCTGGTTATGGTCAGTATGAACATAAAATCGGTGACCTGATTGCCAGGTTTAAAGAGGCTGGTGGGGTGGTAAATGAAGTTGAGCTATAAGCTGATTATCGCTGCTTTCCTTTTAACTGTCGTCTGTTCTTTCATCTGGTCAACCAACCACTACTACAGCAAATATCAGCACGAAAAGAAACGTGCTGATGAGGCTGTACAAAATGCCAAATCGGCAACTGCCATTACTAATAACGTCCTGCAATCACTACAAATCGTCAATACAGTACTGGAGGCTAACCAGCATGCAAAACAGCAGATCGCACTGGAGTCACAGAGAACCCAGGCTGATATCAAAATGGCTTTTGCGAATGATGATTGCGCTGCCCGTCCTGTTCCTGCTCGTGCAGCTGAACGGCTGCGCCGGTACGCGGACAGTTTACGTACCAGTTTCGGCGGTACCACTACTAGCGAATCTGACCGCTGAAACTCCGCAACCAGCTATCCCCGACCCGCTGACATGGAGTGGGAGCCTGGATTTGAACGTAAGCCTGTTGTCGGCGCTGGCGTCTTGTAATAGGGATAAGTTAGACATTAGAAAGAGTGAGCACCTGCTTTCGGAGAAAAACTCTGCTGAAAAGTGAGGTTATATAGCTAGATCGGAATTGGCGATTCATATATTGGAAATAGTTGGTTAAGAATTTTCTGGAATGATTGTATGCTTTTACAACCTATATCGAAGTTCATGTTGGATGAATTTTATGCAAAACGTACAGCCGCTATCTCTGGTAACTACTTTAGTAATTTTGAGGTCTAATGGAGAGTCAAAGTCGTTAGGTACTGGGTTCTTTTATCAACATAGCAATGGTTTCATTTTCCTTGCAACTAACTATCATGTAATAACTGGAATCAGCCCATCCGAAAGGGGTGTAAAGCCATTTATAGGCGATAGTATTGATATTCAGCTGAGAGATAAAACCGGAAAACTATTCAAACATACGATGCCTCTGTTTAAAGATGGTTCACCGCTGTGGTTGGAGCACCCCACAGATAAAGAGGCAGACATTATCTTGATGCCTTTGCCTCAAGAGTTGTTTGTAAACACAGGAGTAAAAGTAGTCTCAAAAACAACGACACTGCCTAATGTCCAGATAAACCCCTCATCTCCTGTTGTAATGATTGGATATCCTCATGGTTATCATGACACGACTCACTACCTTCCAATATGGAAAACAGGAAGCTTAGCGAGTGAGCCAGATATCGATTTCGATGGGAAGAAATTAATAGTTGTCGATATTTCTGCTTTCCCTGGAATGTCAGGCTCTCCGGCATTCTATGTCACGCACAGTGGTTATCTTACAAAAGAAGGGAATATGATCATGGATATGGGAATGAAAATTCATTTCCTTGGCGTTTATGCAAGTATGCAAATGCTAAACAGTGATCTTTTCTTAGAACAAGTCGTTAGTGCTGCAGAATACAAAGTGTCGCATAGTGAATCTTTGCAACTAGGGCATGTCTGGAAAGCTGAGTTACTTGAAGAGATAGCTGCGACATCTAGTCCGATTGCAACCACACCATCTCAATTTCAAAGTAATAGCAAATTCTTATTTAAGTACTGAGATACGTCTACACATAAACCGCCTGTTGGAGGTTTTTATGCATATCGTGCGAGCAGTATCAGAGAGAATATTTCAATGCCACCACGAACACCAAAAGCCTGCCGTGTTCGCGGCTGCCGATCGACAACCACAGACCCGTCAGGTTATTGCAAGCAACACAAAGGCGAAGGCTGGAAGCAATACAAGCCAGGACAATCCCGTCATCAGCGCGGTTATGGTTCGAAGTGGGACGTTATCCGCGCGCGTGTGCTGAAGCGTGACAAAGGCCTGTGTCAGTTGTGTTTGCGTGCCGGTGTGGTGCGCGAGGCGAAAACCGTTGACCACATCATTCCTAAAGCGCATGGCGGCACTGATGCCGACCGTAATCTGCAGAGTCTGTGCTGGCCGTGTCATAAGGCGAAGACGGCCCGTGAACGGTTGAAGTGATAATAATTCTCAACTGCTTGAGGGGAGGGGCGGGTCAAATCCCTGCGGCCTGACGTCTTCCGGACTGCCCGCCCCATCGTTTTTTTATACCCGCGAAAAATGAAATTTAACCAGGAGTGCCGCATATGGCTGGAACGGCGGGGCGTTCCGGGCGTCGCCCCAAGCCAACGGCGCGCAAGGCGCTGGCCGGAAACCCCGGCAAGCGAGCCCTGAACAAAGATGAACCTGTTTTTACGCCCATCAAAGGTGTTGAGCCACCGGAGTGGTTCGCTGAAGAAGATCTCCCTCTCGCCACGATCATGTGGCAACTGACAACCAAAGAACTCTGCGGTCAGGGTCTGCTGTGCGTGACTGACCTGGCGGTACTTGAGCGGTGGTGCGTGGCCTATGAGTTCTGGCGACGTGCCGTGAAAAATATTGCCATACAGGGCAACACCATCACCGGTGCAATGGGCGGCAGGGTCAAAAATCCGGAGCTGACCGCCAAAAAAGAACAGGAGTCCGAGATGAGCAGCACGGGGGCAATGCTCGGACTCGACCCCAGCAGCCGCCAGCGTCTGATTGGCCTGGCGGGGCAGAAGAAAGCCACTAACCCGTTTCTGAAAATTAACGAATCATGAGCCGGAAATCTTACCCCATGCCAATATTTACAGGTAAGGGATGGAGCCATGAAGAAGACCATCGCAATGAGACTGTTTACTCAATCGAAAATGGCGCAGCTGTTACAGTGGATTATATCGGTGCCATCAAAGACGGTTATGTCACGCTTTCACCGTTAACGCCATACGATAAATGGGATGGTGAGAAATGGGTGACAGACACTGAGGCACAACACAGTGCCGCAGTAGACGCGGCAGAAGCACAGCGCCAGTTACTAATTGATGCAGCAATGGCTTCCATCAGTCTGATTCAACTGAAATTGCAGGCCGGACGTAAACTGACGCAGACAGAAACAACCCGCCTTAACGCTGTGCTGGATTACATTGACGCGGTGACGGCAACTGATACCAGCACCGCGCCAGATGTCATCTGGCCTGAACTGCCGGAGGCGTAGGCCATTCAATATCTGGAGCACTGGAAGTATCGACCATTTCCAGTGCGTCCAGGTAATCCAGCCACAGATTATATTGCGCCAGTTCCTCACCTTTCAGACGACCAATAGCCGCTTTACCGGGCCATTGTTTACTGTTCATGTATTCGTTGACCTGGTTAATCAATTGCTGCTTTTTCAATTCGGCTGCGGCAATCTGTTCCTCATGTGTTGGTGGTGGAATATCTGCCCATGATGGCATTCCATCTTCACCAACGCACCTGTATTTTCCTTCTGGTGCTGGTTTAAGTGCAAATTCTTCGAAAACAGAATATTTAACGGGTTTTGCATCTGCTGGAAAAGAATTAGATTTAATATATTCTTGTTTCAAATGCTCAGGGTAAAATGCATTATTTATAGAGCTGTAGTATATTATGCTCGACATTTTATAATCCTTATGGAAGCTCAATATCCCAGTACCAGAAAATCACCTGTTTCAGTTGCGGCTGAAGTTGATATAGTCCTTGCAGCACAAATGGCCTTTAATTCTGTTTTTGTTAGTTCGGATACTCCCCAGGAATTAATACCTATTGGGCCTGTGGATACTGCGGTTTTTTCAGCAATAAATGCCATAAATGCAGAATTTGGAAAAGCAATAGGATAACTTCCTGTTGCAACACCAGTTTTACTATCAGAAGGTCCGATTCTTCCCCATTGGATAATAAAAGACTTCCCCTCTATAACAGGGATTTTTATCCAGCCAGATGATGATAAAGAGCCACTAATCGCAGGCAATTTGGCCGCTTCTCCCAAACCAACGTTTATGAAAATGCAGAAATAACGAGCAAATGGCATCATTCCTGCTTTTGTCAGGGAGATCTACCATGCTTATTGGCTATGTACGTGTGTCAACAAATGACCAGAACACAGATCTACAACGTAATGCGCTGAACTGTGCAGGATGCGAGCTGATTTTTGAAGACAAGATAAGCGGTACAAAGTCCGAAAGGCCTGGACTGAAAAAACTGCTCAGGACATTATCGGCAGGTGATACGCTGGTGGTCTGGAAACTGGACCGACTGGGGCGCAGTATGCGGCATCTTGTCGTGCTGGTGGACGAAGATTTAGAGCATGAGTTAATTAATGGCGGTTTGTCCCACTATTGTGGTTGGTATCCCCATAGAACAGGGCAAGATATAGTTGTTCATCATGTTCACTCATAAGCGGAACTTCGGTGCTTGGCGTTATATTGAACCTTCTGAGGGATTCTGAGGATGAGTGGAATGTCGCGTTCTGATTCATCAGTAAGTAGGGAAAGATAGACTTTATGCGTCATTGACGGTGAAAGCGGCTATACATAGAAACTACCGACCAGCAGCAGCCTGAAAATATAGGCAGATAGAAAAAGTGGTCCGCACTTGCAACTAATGTTAAACCGTTTGTAGATATTGTGCTTCGGGTACAATTCTGTCCTATCGTTGCACTTAGCTAACTACTCTATATTTAATGCATTGTAATAAAGATATAAAAGTTGTAGTGTTGAGGGTCCAATTGCACATAAGAGTGCAAATTTGAGTTTGGCCGTAGGCTAATGATGAGAGTATAAGTTGGATTGGGTGCACTATGAAGAAAAAAATAGCAGATCTACTAGCCGTTAAAACAAATATATTCGAAGTGTTCATTGTTGCGGTGTTAATTGCCTTGGGCGTAAATATACTGTCATCAGGCGTTGTTGGTTATTTTAACTTGTCATTTTTGAAAATGATTGTTGTTGGTGCGCTACTAATAATTTTAGGTGCCACAATCTTTCTGCGTAACGCCTATCCTATGAATAATGGGAAATATGATTTTGAGGGGGTTGTGTGTTTAGACAATGAAAAAAAAGAGTTGATATCAATTGAAGGCTACGATTTTTCCGAAGAGGTTAGCCGTTACCTAAAAGGATTATGCGCGGAAAATAAGGCTATTCATAAATCATGGACTGAGGGGCCAATTGGTTATGCTTTTGATTTTAAAGGGAAGGGGATAAATAGCAAAAAAATGAAAGCAAATGCACTATTTATTGAGGCGATTGAGTATTATGTTTTAAGAAAACTTGCTCTTCATTTAAGTAGCTATTTTAATGATGATGAAACTTTTTCCGATGATTATTTGGTTAAACTAGATAGGAAAAGTATTCCTGATGTTCTTATGGGGAATAGATTTATTGATACTTTTTCTAGAGCTATGGATGAACGTGAGCAATTTATGGATTATAGTTCTTTACCATCTATAGGTAAAGTTGTATATGCATATGGCAATGGAGGCGCAATTTTTGACCATTTTGAAATAGTTCTTCCCAAAAGTAGTTCGCTCACAAGAGAGAGCGACTCTAGTATAAGTATTGTTACTAAAAGATTTAAGATTAATTATCGCCCTGTGTTCGAGGGATTCGGGGCTAATCTACCAATGAAATTTGGAAATCTTTATTTGGGTAGAGAGTTTAATTCATTTTCAATTTATTCAGTAGGTTTGGTAGTTACAGTGGATTTTAATGCCAAGTCTTTATTAACAACTAAGGGATGGGAATATTATTGGTGGCTTGATTCGTTTTTGGGAGAATTGGAACAATCATTTTCTAAAAAAATGTTTTTATCTAAAATATCTTGGGAGCAAAATGCAGCAATGTTTCTTATGCTTGAAAATAAGAGTAAAATGCAGCACAAGAGAGAGAATTTTTAGACAAATAAAAGCAGTCTAAATATCTTCATACAGGAAAATGTTCGCATCTGTCTAATGGTGAACAATAGTGGCTGTAAAGGCTGTAATTTGGGTTCGCTATGTGCTGCATGCATCGGTTGGGCTCACTGCTTATAACAGACATTAATTTTATGACAGAAAGACATTCATGCTAGTTGGAATATGCATAAAACTTCCTCTACACTGTGTTTGTATACAGTATTATTTTACTGTGCAAATAAGCAGCATTATTGTTTTCTCTGTTCAAGTAAAAAGAAATGGATACACTCACAAAGATTTTGATGGTGGCACGATAAGTGTCTTCGTTTTTATGAGAGCAGTTGTTGTGGCTTCATCACTAGTACTTAGCATCAAGACTGATTTCTTGCTGTTGGTTCAAGTACTTTATTCCATAAAAGCCCACATCTGTGGGCTTTCAAGTCACTAGGGCACCGCGGCTCCTTTGCGTATCTTTTTTTGTATCCTCACCGTCTGGTTGGTGTCCTGCTTGGACTGATAACTTGCTGTTTTTGTTGGTATTATCCTTACGCCACCCAATCATGATTGGTGGAGCTGGCGGGAGTTGAAACCGCAGGCACGTCGTATGCAAGAACGTGCTGCGGTTGGCTGGTGAACTTCCAATAGTGCGAGTATTGAATGATTTCCAGCTGTTATAGATTTTACGTATTTTTTGTATGAGAGGATTTGCATCTCCTCCCACCGATCCTCCATGACTTTACTCCACTGTCTATAGGGCTGCTGTGTGCTAGAAACGGACATTTTGGTTAACTGAGGGCATGGAAACTTGTTCAATAAATAACGTATAATTAATTGAAAATAAAATGAAATAATTGTAATATCAAAATTCAAAGCCCGTAGTGAGTATGATTATCTATTCTTAATTTCAACCTCTTAATTCTAAATAAGTTAGACAAATCGGAATGGCAGATGAAAATTAAGTTAACACCAATCTGGTTATGGATAAAACAATATCAACATCCCCTTAGAGTATTGGGGGGGATTTTTTTCGGGGCCGCTTTGATAGCAGCTTTTTTTTGGATATCAGGATTTGATATAGAACCTATCGCATTCGCTCTGGGAATGCTTAGTTCATTGTTCTTAGCCAGCCCATCGGTAGCAGAATATTTTTTACCAGAACGTAAACCTGTCAGAGATATGACATATGAGGAAATCTTAAATTTCATACCCAAAACTGAACCATCTCAAGATTGGCATGGGATTTCAAGGGAATGGGCTAGCGAACGATTCCTTAAAGAAGACCCACGTCTTCGTTTTCGAGCCAAGTTCATTGATGAAGGAATTCAATGTGAAAATTTTATAGAAGATTGGGCTAACAATTATCCAGATCCCAGAGCAACTGGATATTGGTATGAGCTTTATTACGACGGAGCATTCCTAGACAGGTTTTTATTGGTATCTGTGGATGGCGGTAGAGCGGATATTCCTCCACCAAAATTACAAACTAAAGAAATTAGCTTACTCAATTATCATGTTGCGAAAATACATGACACCTCTGGCACGTTAGATGAGTATATTAAACGATCTGGTTTAACTATTGCAAAAACATAA